AAAGAGCAAATCTTAATAGAATATGCAAGGTGTATGAAAGATACACCATATGCACTGAAGACGTATTTACAGACTTATGATAATACGGTTCAGAAATATGTACCTGTGGATTGTTTTCCTGATCAAGTTAATTTATTAAATGACTATGATAACTACAATGAAAACATCGCACTAAAGTATAGACAGGCGGGTGTATCTACGGTTACCGCAGCTTGGGCAAGTAAAAAATTGGTTTTTGCAATGAAACAAAAACCTGAGAAAATTCTAATCATTGCAAACAAGTTAGATACTGCGGTTGAAATGGCAAATAAGGTTAGAGGATTTACTGAACAATGGCCTAGTTGGGTTGGTATTGGGTTCTCCCCTGAAAAAAATTCACAAAGACATTTCAAATTAACAAACGGATGTGAGGTAAAAGCGGTGGCAACATCAAGGGACGCACTTCGTGGTTATACCCCAACTATATTGATATTTGACGAGGCTGCGTATATTGAAGCGGATGGTGATTTTTGGGCAGCTTGTATGGCGTCCTTATCCACAGGGGGTAAGGTAATTGTTATTTCAACACCTAACGGATTTGATCCAATTTATTATGAGATATACGATCAGGCAATCAAGAATATGAATGATTTCAAAATATCTGAAATGGTATGGTGGAAAGATCCGAGATATACTAAAGATTTATATTTGGTTAAGACCAATAATATAATCCATTACTTTTTGAATAGAGAAGAGTATGGTAAGGAAACCTTAATAGATTATTCCTCAATACCATTTGAAGAAAGAAATTTTGAAGAAATACGAGATTTATTAAAAACTGGTTATTCCCCATCTTCAGATTGGTTTGAGAAGATGGTTAAGAAGTTAAAATTTGACAAAAGAAAAGTTTCACAAGAGTTGGAATGTAACTTCTTGGGATCGGGTGATAACGTTTTTGATCAATTAGATATCGCTAAAATAAACAATAATTTACTACAAGAACCCACGGGTAAGATGATGGGTGGTGCGTTATGGGTTTGGAAAGACCCAATACCGGGTCATAAGTACATTATGGGGGTTGATGTGTCACGAGGTGATAGTGAGGACTTCACAACGTTTCAGATCGTTGATTTTGACGAACAAGAACAGGTTGTGGAATACCTCGGAAAGGTACCACCTGATGTTGCCGCTGAGATATGTTTTAAGTGGGGTAATATGTATGACGCATTTATTGTAATTGATATTACTGGTGGTATGGGAGTTTCAACCTCAAGAAAACTACAAGAACTTGGATATAAAAATTTGTATTTTGATGGTGTTGATTATCAGAACAGATGGAAGTTTGATCCAAAGGCGGCAAACAAGGTACCTGGTTTGAATTTTAATAGTAAGAGAGAACAAATTATCGGTGCGTTGGAGGAGAAGGTTAGACACGGATATAAAATAAGGAGTAATCGTCTTCTAAACGAGATGAGAACATTTGTTTATGTTAATGGTCGTGCTGATCACCAAAAGGGACAACACGATGATTTATTGATGTCATTGGCGATGGCTATTTATGTTGGGGAAAATTCATTTTCTTCATTAACAAAAGTGACCGAACAAACAAAAGCACTAATTGATGCTTGGCAAGTTGCGGAAAGTCCAATGATTACAGATAATTTTTTTAATCCTTTAACACCCTCTTTTAACAATCAACAACACGTAAGAAAAAACGGACCAACAAAACAGGATTACCAAAATTATAATTGGTTATTCGGTGGTATGGGAAGATAATATTTAATTATAAGGAAAAAAACGTAAGTTTATAATATGGAAAATAAAAAATTAACAATTTGGCAGAGATTGTCAAAAACAATGGGACCTGATTCATTAATTAATAATGATTATCCCACATTTAAATTTGACAAAGAAGTTTTATTAAAAACTACCGATAAAACGGAATATGAAAAAGAAAAACTTCAAGCAAAACAATCAAAATATTTGGCAGGCCACTGGGCAAAAATTGAAAACAATTTATATCAACAATCAATTTATTATGGACCCACGAGATTGGCCGCGGCATATGATTATGAATCAATGGAATATACTCCTGAGATATCAGCAGCACTTGACATTTATGCCGAAGAATCAACAACTGTTGATGAAAATGGACATATTCTTCAAATTTATTCTGAATCAAAAAGAATTAAATCAATATTAGCCGATTTATTTAATAACGTATTGGACATTAATACAAATTTGGCTATGTGGACAAGAAATACCTGCAAATACGGAGATAATTTTGTTTATTTGAAATTGGATCCTGAACACGGAGTTGTTGGTAATTTCCAATTACCGAATATTGAAATTGAACGTTTAGAACGAGGTATGTACATGGGACCAAGAGTTGGTGAGGGTGCCCCTGAAATGAAATCTATGAGATTTGCTTGGAAAAATAAAAACTTAGATTTTAATACTTGGGAAATTGCACACTTCAGATTATTAGGGGATGATAGAAAACTACCATATGGAACCTCAATGCTTGAAAAGGCTAGAAGGATTTGGAAACAACTTATATTGGCCGAGGATGCAATGTTAATTTATAGAACATCTAGAGCACCAGAAAGACGTGTATTTAAAGTTTTTGTTGGTAATATGGACGATGCTGATATTGAACCATACGTACAACGTTTTGCTAATAGGTTCAAAAGACAACCAATTGTTGATGACCAAACCGGTAATGTCGATTTAAGATATAATCAAATGGCGGTCGATCAAGATTATTTCGTCCCTGTTCGTGATGTTGCACAGGCATCACCAATTGATACACTACAAGGTGCTCAAAACTTATCAGAGATTGCTGATATTGAATACATTCAAAAGAAACTTGTTACCGCACTGAGAATCCCAAAAGCGTTTTTAGGGTTTGAGGAAGTTGTTGGTAATGGTAAAGATTTGGCTCTTTTGGATATCAGATTTGCGAGAACAATTAATCGTATTCAAAAAAGTATGTTACAAGAACTTAATAAAATCGCAATCATTCACTTATTTATTTTGGGATTTGAGGACGAGTTATCTAATTTTACATTAAGTTTAACAAATCCATCAACACAAGCTGACCTATTAAAGATTGACGTTTGGAAAGAAAAATTGATGGCATATAAAGATACCGTAACACCTATTGAGGGTATTGCTCCAGCATCAGTATCTTGGGCTAAGAAACATATTCTTGGATTTTCTGATGAAGATATTAAGTTGGATTTACAACAACAAAGAATTGAGAAGGCAGTATCCACTGAGCTTACGAATACACCTAATGTTATTAAGAAAACCGGACTATTTGATACGTTGGATAAACTATATACTGAAGGGCCTGTTTCATCTGATACACAAGCACAGACACCACCATCACCACCTGAAGGTATGGGAGGTGAACCACCGTTATCACCACCTCCACCTCCTGGAGCACCCGAACCTGGTTTAGAAACCGCAAGTATAGATAAAAAATTTAATGTAATTTTTGAGTCAAACATGACTATTGATGAATATTTTGACTTAGGTAAGGGAAATAAGTCAATAGAAACACTAAATGAGGAGTTTGATAAGTTATTAAAGGATTTATAAAGTATTTATAATAAAAAAGAAAAATGGAACTAGGATTATTATTTTCAAAGGTTGAGAAAAAACTTAATGAGTCATACGTCAACCAAACATTTAACACCGAAATTAACAATTTTAAAAAAGTTGTAATTTCTAATAAGATGCTTAGTGAGTGTTATTATTTATATTCCAATCTAACAATAAAACAAGGAATGAGTTCAGATATAGCAAAGGAGTATTTGGAAGAAAGTATTAAAACGATTAAGAATAAAAAAGATCATTTGTTTTTAACAGATCTTAAAAATTGGGTTAAAGATGTTGTTTGTGAAAATCAATATAAAAAAGTGGATTCTTTATTAAATGATGATGTTTTAAAGATAACTGAAAATATTGAAAATAAAAAAGAATTGGTGTCAATAATGACAGAATCAAAAGAAATTACAAAAAATAATTTTACCCCTTTCATTGAGAATGTTGTTAAGTATAATTTAGAAAAGTATATTGATGGTTTAGAACCAGAGGCTTTAGAACAATTAGATGAAGTGTTTTCTAAAAAAGATTTTGACTTAAAAAGTGATTTTGATGTGTTAAAAGAAAATACCATCATTAAATTAAAGAATTACATATTAACAAATAACGATAATGAGATTAAGCAAAAACTTAATGAGACTATCGATTCTGTTGAGAAAGAAGCCTTTAATCGGTTGAATTATTTAAAATTACAAAATTTATATGAAGGACTTTAATCTAAGTCCTTCTTTTTTTGTTTATATTTAGC